TCTGACGTTGAACGAGAAATATTAGACCGGCAACGTAAGTATTATCCATCTACTGGAGCAGTATTAAACGAACAAAAAAAGCGGTGGAAATGGGCTAATGGCGCGGTAATGCGTCTGGGTCATGCTGAACACGAGCAGGATGTTAGAGAGTATGATACAGATGAATATAACGTTATATGCTGGGATGAGCTTACTCACTTTCTTCCTTTTCAGTATAACTATTTATCTTTCACACGCGTCAGAAGTAGTGACCCATTTTTACCTGCAATTGTTAGGAGTGCTGGCAACCCTGGTAATATTGGTAATCAGTGGGTTTATAAGCGTTTTATTAAACCGGCGCCATTTGGTTTCAAAAGAATTAGAGAAAGAATACAAGACCCACGAACGGGGAAATGGGAATACTTAGAACGTATATTTGTTCCGGCTGATATTAGTGATAATAGTCATATCGACCCAACTTATTATCTTAAGATTCAGCTATTACCTGAAGCTGAACGAAAAGCAGCATTAGGTGATTGGTTTGCATTTGCAGGACAAGTATTTACTGAATGGCGTGTACAACCATTTGCTAATGAACCAGCTAATGCATGTCATTTAGTTGATAGATTTGAAATACCTAAATGGTGGCCGCGCATTGTATCAATAGATTGGGGTTGGGATGCTGCTACAGCAATATTATGGGCAGCTATCGCGCCGAACGGACAAATATTTATTTATAGAACCTATAATCAGCGTGAAAGATATATCAAGGATTGGACGAGAGACCTGGTTAATTTATCAGTCGATGAAGTCCAATCTATTAGAAGAATTAGTATTTGTCACTCAGCAGCTCAACAAAGAGGAGAGCCAGAAACTATTGAAGAACAAGTTAACAATGCATTACAGGCTAATAATTTTCCTGTTAAATGCACATTAGGTAAGCGTGATAGAGTAGGTGGTAAGCAATTAATTCATGAGTATCTTAGGTGGAAAGTAATACCAGCTAAGATATTACAGCAATCATATAATGAGCGATTAGCACAGGCAATATTAAGAAATTATGGGCAAGAACGGTATGAACAATATAATGAGATGTTTATACCGGAAGTTGAGGATAATCTTCCTAAGTTGCAACTATTTCGAGATGAAACACGTGACTTACAGGAAATTATACCGAACTGTCAGTATGAACAACGAGAGAATAAGAACACAGAAGATGTAGCAGAATTCAAAGGTGATGATTTATATGATGCGTTACGGGATTTGTTATGGTCAGTTAGTTCATATGTGAAAGAATCATCAAATGAATTTGAAATCCGTAAAACTATTGATGCTGTCATTTCTCAACATGCTCAAACAGGGGATACAACGGAGTTATATCGCAGTATGGAACGTATTGAACAAGCTGCTGATATTGCCATGCAGCCAGTTCGTAGGTTTCATCGTCACTTATCTAGGTAAGCCTAATAAGTATGAGCAACATCATAATGAGGTTGTAAGTATTTATAGGGAAAGAATATTTAATCTTGAGTTAGAAGTTGAATTAGCACGTAATGAACGTGATAAATATGAACGAATGTTACATAAACAATTAGGTATAGCTGAACAGAATGAAAGAGATGCTATTGAATATCAGTCAATAATGAGGCCAGTATCACCTGGTCGTATGAAGCATTCTCTTGAGCAAGCTAGTTTATCAAAATTAAAATCAGATAAGAAATGATTACAATATCTGACGAACTAAAGATTGAACTTAAGACTATCTTAAGTACACTTGAAAAACGAGACCAAAGTGTTAGAGATAGACATTTGCGTCTATTAAAGATGCTCGACCTATATTGGAAGAACATACATAATATTTTTTGGGATGCCGCAGTTAAAGATTGGCGTAATATAAATGACCAGAATATCAATACAGATTTGGATACTTATTATGCTGATAAGGTTATTAACATATATCGCGCGCATGGCGAATCGATTATCGCAGCGCTTAGTCAGGATTTGCCACAAACTATTTTTGTACCGGATGATGCTGAAAACCAAGATGACCTCAACACAGCAAGAGTATGGACACAAATAAGTGAATTAATTAATAAGGAACAGAAAGCTGTTTTACTACTAATCAGGACATTGTTCCTGATGTATAATCAAGGTACGGTCGCGGCTTACGTATATAGTAAGGCAGATGAAGATAATGGCATGTATAACGTACCTCAATATGGTAGGCGCACGCAATATACAGATAATGAAATCTGTCCTAATTGTGGTGCTGATTTAGCTAGTGCTATTAGACCTGAAGAAATGGGTATGGAACCTACCATGCCTGGTAGTGTTTTATGTGAATATTGTCAGCAGGAAGTAATACCATTTATTGAAACTGATGAAGAAGAAGTACCAGTTATATTAGGTTATAAACAGGAACCTAAACCGCGACCGTGCATTGAAATTTACGGAATGATGAATATTCGTGTTCCTCATTTCGTTAAGACACAGAAAGAATGTGGTTATCTCATACTTGAGACTGATTCTGATAAAGAATATGCTCAGGATGAAGCTGGTGAAGAAATACCTAATAATGGTAATGGATACGAAACTGGTAGATGGGCGCGTCTTGATTCAGATTTTGACTGGGAAGAATCTAATCAAATTGTTACATGGCGTCGTGTGTGGTTACGCTCATGGGAATTTAATTTAGCATCATCACCTGAACGAGCTAAAGAGTTAAAAAAGAAATTTCCTAAAGGTTGCTATTTCTTAATGATGAATGACCTTCTTGTAGAGGCTGACAATGAATCAATGGATGCGCATTGGATTATTAGCCAGTCTCCATTAAGTAATCATATTCATACAGAGCCATTAGGATTACCTGCTAAAGCTGTACAAGATATTAGAAGTGAAATTGTAATATTACAGCTTCAGGCAATGGAATATGGTATACCTGATACATTTGCTGACCCTGCTGTATTAGATTTTAAGGCATATGGTAAATCTGAAGCTGCACCGGGCCAAATATTTCCTATTAAAGCAATGCCAGCAGGTAGAGCATTAGGTGATTCATTTGCTACATTAAAAACAGCTATATATCCTAAAGAAGCTGAAGAATTTAAGAAATCATTAGACCAGGATGGTCAATTCGTATTAGGAGATTTTCCTTCTATATATGGTGGAGTACAACAGGGTGGCTCGCGCACGCTGGGAGAATATCAATCATCGCAATCCCGAGCATTAATGCGATTATCTATTGTATGGAAAATCACATCAGTATTTTGGGCAGGAATTAATGAGAAAGCTACACGAATATTTGTTAATGAGATGCGTGAAGATGAGAAATTTGTTAAAAAGAGTGGTAGCAACTGGGTTAATATTTGGATTAGGCGTTCTAATATGCTTGGTAAAATTGGTTCAGTTGAACCAGAAACGAATACAGCATTCCCAATGTCTTTCATGCAGAAGAAAGATTCGTTGCTTAAGTTAATAGAATTTCAGAATCCTGCTATTCAGACTGTTATTACACATCCTGAGAATGCTGGACTTATTGCTAAGTATATGGGCTTTCCTGAACTATATATTCCTGGTGATGATGATAGAAATAAACAGCTTGATGAAATTCAGGAAATTATGGAAGGTATACCAGTTGAAATTGATGCAGATTTAGATGTGCATCAGACTGAATATGATGCATGTATTGCCTGGCTCAATAGTGATTATGGTATAGACGCTAAGATGAGTAATCCTGAAGGTCGGGAAATGGTTAAGGAACACGCAAGACAGCATAAAATTGCTATTTCTATGTTGCAAATGCAACAAATGGAGCAAGAGGCTCAATTTTCAGATGAGGTAGAGGACAATGAACAATTTGCTTAATTCATTCATGCTTAAATTATTTTATGCTCCAGATGGAGATGGTAGTGGCGGTGCTGCTACAGATGACATTCAAGATGATATAGCTATTCTTGAAGATTTAGATGACCCAGATAATAAAGACGATAAAGATGATTTAGATGACGATGATAATAAAGACGATTTAGATAAAGATGACGATGACGATTTTGATGACGATTCATCCGATAAAGATGAAGACAAGGACAAAAAACGCGCTGATAAAGATGATAAAGACTCTGATGATAAATCAGACGATGATGAAGATGACAAAGATAAGAAAGAAGAAACTGAAGAAGAAAAGAAAGCGCGAGAGGAAGCTGAAAAGAATAAGCCTATAGAGGCTAAAGATTTAAGTCCACGAGCACTTAAAGATTATGATAAGGACATCTATAAGCATTTTCCTGAGTTAAAAGATGTTCTGTTTCAGAATAAAGAATACAATAAGCTATTTGGTTCAGTAGAGGATGCACAAGAAGCAAGAGAAAAAGCTGAACTATTAGATGAAATTTCAGCTACTACATTACAGGGTGACCCAACAGAACTTGTTGTTGCTCTTAAGAAAACTGGTGATAATGTATTAGAGGAATTTAGTAACAACTTTCTAGTTAAATTGAAAGATGCTAGTAAAGATTTGTATTATAGAGTTACAGACCCTATTATTGGTGGAGCACTTAAAGCTGCATTTAATCATGCATCTAAGACAGGTGATAAGAATCTGAAACTGGCATCTCAATATATGAGTCAGTTTATATTTAGCGATTCTAACATTCCTGAATTTAATAATGGTAGGAAAAAAGAAGAAGACCCTGAAAAGATTAAGTTACAGGAAGATAGAAATAACGAGAATAGGAAAAGACTACAGGAACATGAATCGGCAGTATTTGAATATACCGAACGAAAGCTAAAAGAGATTATTACTGATGGACTTGACCCTGGTAATGTTTATAATACTTTCGTTAAAGAGGCATTGACTGATAAAATTATTGAAAGAGTTGGTCAGGTATTAAAAAACGATAGAGCATTTCAGGGTCAAATGGCAGCTTTGTGGAAAAAAGGTGTAAGAGAGGGATTTACACGAGAAATTAAGAGTAGAATTGCTCATACTTATTTAGCTAAAGCCAAGCGAATAGTTCCTGGTATTAGAAATAAAGTAAGGGCAGATGCACCGGCTGATAAACAAGATATTAAAAGAGATAATAAAGGCAAGAAGATTATTCCGTCAACGAATGATAGGAATAAAAATAGAAGTACTATTCCAAATGACCCGAAAAAGATTGATTGGAATAAGACAAGTGATGATGACATATTAGCTGCTGATTAATCATTATAGTTAAAAAGCCTTAAATCAGCGTGGGCTGCTGAACATAATGATAAAGCAAAACATAATGATATATAAACATATAAGGAGCTGATTAGTTAGTTAAGAAACGAGTATAAAATGCCAACAGATGAAGCAGATGTCTTATCAAACGAATTGGAGCGAACAAATCCTAAAGTTGCTCTATTGTTTGAAAGAGAAGGTACATTCTGGTCTACAGTTGTAGGTAAAAGACCTGGTGTAGAAGTATCAGCTAGAGATGCACGTGTACCACTAGAAATTAGACCCGGTGGTAAATTTGGACATTTTAATCCTGATGGTGGTGGATTAGGACGTGGTACTGGTCCGAAATTCGATAAGGGATTAATTCCTGCTGTATACAATAAGATGGGTGTTGAGTGGACTAAGAAATCTGACTGGGCTACAGATAGCGCAAGAAAAGCTATTCTTAGCACATTTAGGCATCTTGTTGCTACATCAATGGCCGAATATAGACGACATATGGATAGTTTAGCTATGACTGCTGGTGATGGTGTATTGGGCACTATTACTACAGTTGGTAGTTCAGGTGGTAAAGATACATATACATTTGCTGATACTACTGGTGATGGATTCGATATTCGTTTGCTACGTGATGCGTCATACTATTCTGTATATAATGCTGCACTTACTACACGTAGACCATTTGCAGGTTTGGGTGCAGTTGCAGGTGAAGGTCCAATTGAATTTTACGATATTGGTAACAAACAAGTAAGATTCAATTCGGCTGCTGCTGGTGCTATTGCTACAGATAAAGTTGTAGTTGGTGGTCTTACAGCTACTCCTCCTGTATCAATATTTGGCGTAATGTATCATCATTCAGATGCATCTACAGGTACATGGCTTGGACTTGATAGGGCAACATTGCCACAAGTTCGTGCTAATCGTATTAATGCTGCTGGTGCATCATTTGCTCTACCTTTTGCTAGACAAGCACTTAATAAGTCTGGTAATCGTGTAGGTAATGAACAGTTGAAAACATTACGTGCATGGATGCATCCGGCACAACAGGATGCATATGAGCGTAGTGGCCAGTTGGTATCTACTATCAATATGACTACTAAGTCTCAGGGTCTCAATATGTATTTTGACCAGAATAACATGCAATTAGCAGGCGCTCCTGTTAAGACACATTTTAGCTGGAATAAAAAGCGTATTGATTTCATTCTTGAGTCTGCATGGGGTCGTATTGAAGTACAGCCTGTTGGATATTACACGGATAAACAAGGACGTAAGTTCTTTGAAATTCGTGATACAGATGGTGGCGTTGCTGCCGCTGATATTTTCTATCTTTGTTCAGGTTTGAACATTTATGTTTCAAATCCAGCAGCAGAGACATATATTGATGGTCTTGCAATTCCAAGCGGATATTGATTTCCAGCATAGTCATTAGCGTTAATTACTTCATGTAGAGGAGTTGATAAAATGGACGTAAAAAGAATAAATGAGACTGGTTAGCTAGTATATCTCGGTCCTCCAAACGACCAGAGAGTTCATATATTAGCAACCATTATGAGGGTGGTGCCTAAAAAGCTGGGGGAGCCTCTGGGCATCATCCTCATATAATTAAAATTTATGGAATCGTTAAAAGTAATAAACAAAAG